GTCAGATGTGTATAAGAGACCCGCCACAACGTATGTCTTTCATCCTCTGCAAAGCCTTTTCAGTTTTGCTAGGCTCGCCCAGCTCTCGCGAGAGTGGGAGGGCCTCGGTTGGCTTGCAGGCTGTCTCTGCTGGTCGACGCCTCGGACGGGAGTTGCCGCTCCCCTACGAGGCGCCCTCTCTTTACTCCGAGGGAAGTGGATACCGCGCCTTGATCGCCTGCACGGCCGCGACCCATGCCGCCAGATCCGGCTCGGAACCAGCGGCGATGGCGTCAAACTCGGCCTCCAGGCGCAGCGGGTCAGACTCGGTGCGATAGGCCTGGCGGCGTAGCTCCTTGACCTCGGCGAGCACATCATCCGGGTGGAACGCCAGGTCGCCGACCGGGACGCCAGCGAGTGCTGCGGCCTCGTCCAGCGTGCCATCCCATTCCGCGAAGAACTCGCCTTTCAGTAGAACTCGTTTCATGGTCATGCGCTTGCTCCGTTGATTGTCAGGATGGGTGCAACGTGGATACCCGGATCGACGAGGCCACCGAACCACGCCGGGCATGCAAACGCGATCTGAGCCCCTGCGGATGCGTGGATGTACGGACACGCGTTGTCATAGCCGTTATATGACTGCATCGAGAATCGCAGATGCACCCATTGGCCTGCCGGCAGCACAACCCCTGGAGCAGCAACAGCGCCATTGATCCAAAGGCGATGGGTCGTATAAGGCGCCGACGAGATATGAGCTGAGCCGCTTTCGACTCGCAGCCACATGACCACCGTCGCCCACGCGCCCGCGTTGAAAACTGTCTTACTGCCGTTGGAGCAGCACAGATAGCGCGTAACCCCATCCGCGCCGGCCGAGCCGGTTGTTGTCTGCGATCCCGCCGTCAGAACGGTGGTGAAGAACTCGACGCCGTACCTTGAAACCGATGTCCAGGTGCGGCCCATTGCCGTGAGAAGTGCCTGTACCCTCGCATTGAGCGCCGGCCCCGCCCCGCCGTTCGTGCTGTTGTCGAACGAGAACTTGCCCCCATCTGCGAGGGCCGCGCCGTTCCAGCCATTGATGAAGGTGCTTGGAGTCCATGACGTTGTGAACATCGTATTCAGCGGATTGGCTGCGGTTCCCGCGAAGCGCCCCATGTCGGGCATCAGGTTCATGAACGGCAGAACGTTGAGTGCCGACTTCGCGGCAGATCCCAGCTCAGTCCAGGCGCCGCTTTCGCGGGCATATGCCTTTCCGTCGCTAGGCGCGTCCGACATACCGCCCACCAGCTCAGTCCAGGCGCTGCCGGAATACTCGTAGGTCTTGACCTGGCCGCTCGGCGTCGTCTCGTTCGCAACCTGCACCCGCCAGCCCAGTCGTGGCGGCATGTACTCCCAAATGGGCGTCGTCGCACCCGTTGCCCACCAGCGTGCAATTCGGTTCTGGTTCGCGCCGCTGCCGGTGAAAATGTAAGTGTCGCCCTCGGCCTGGCCGCTTGTGGGCAACGAGGCGACGCGCCCCTTGACGACCGGCTGGCGGAGGAAGTCGTCCCAGCGCCACATCCGAATCAGATCTCTGTAATGCCCTTCTCCCGGCAAGCCATTGATCAGCAGACCGGTATTCGGTCCCATATAAAGAGTCATTGTGCTACGCCTCCAAGTTCCTCGCCGAGGCGGAAGCCAAGGCCGTGTCGTTCGATTGTGATGTCGTGCTGCTGCCAGCTCTGCAGACCGTCGCGAACGCTGAACAGCACGATGTGCAGCACCGGCAGCAGCCCGTGCGCTATGTCGTCCTCGACCGGGTAAGTCCAGGTCGTGCCGGTGAGGCCGGTGTACGACTTCTTCAGGCTTGTGCCGCTGTAGATGCTCAGCGTGTATGTCGTGCCAGCCTCCAGCGAAATGCTGCTCGCAGACGAGTCAACCAGTTGGTCGGCCTGCAGCAGCCGGTTGCGGTGCGCCCAAGACACGGTCAGCACACCGTAGGTCTTAGTCGGATACGCAACACCGCACACAAGCACGCGGCCTGGCGCATAGGGCCGCGCCTGGCGCTGGTTCATTCGCAGTGAGTCGACCGGTGCCAGGTTCTCTGCGAGCGTCGCCGAGCTGGTACGGCTCAGCAGCTTTACTTGCACCGTCTCGCCGGTCACGTACTCACGCGTGTCCTCAGCCGTCCAGTCTTCATAGAACCAGATCAGCGCGCCGGCCTCATGCGGCGCTGGCAGCGTATCGACACATCCCCGCGCGAGCACCGCGGTGCCGGCCGCGGCGTTGATCGCGTCGACGCGGAAGATCTCGTCATCGATCATCGCGGCCGAGCCCACCTCGACGAGGTCAAGATCAACCCCTTGGACAAGCGTGACGCTGACGCTGGACAGGCCCCGGCCGATATCTGCTGAGATCGTCGCGACCGGGCAGAAGTCGCCGGACGTCCGCTCTTCGAATGGTGCAGACCCCACGCGGCTGAGCAGCGCGTAGTTCATCTGCAGGCCGGACGGCCGCATGCCTATCACGGCGAGGACACCCGTCTCGGGCTGCAGTTGGGCGAGATCCGCATCGCTCAGTGCCGCCGCGAGGTCGCGGTACGGCGCCTCAATGAGCCGGCGGGTCGCAATGACCCGCGGGGTGCGGTCGGGTGGGGTCCAGTTCGGCGGCTGGACTGCGGACGTCCCGGCTGCCGGCAGTCCGAACACGTCTTCCAGCGCGGTGATGGCGATGGTGCCCTTCGTGAGGGTGCCATAGTCGATCTTGCCGGCCCGCAGGACGATCAGTTCGATCCCGCGCTTCCGGCTGCGAACGCAGAACACGTCGCCAGGGTTCAGCGCATAGGCGCGCCGATCGAGCCGCACTTGGAGCTTGCGGATAGCCGACGTCGACACGTTGCAGTCGCGCGCCGCCACCCTGCCGGCCAACTCGCCGGTCGGTAGGCCCGGATACTCCTTCGTCGTCGTTATCACGCCACCGGCCGCGCGGATCGCGCCGGCATTCTTCGCACGGGCACGCCGGTCGGTGTTTGTGATGGGGTCATGCCAGACGACGACGAACTGGTTCGCCGTGCCGTCGAGCGATGTGATGCTGTCGTCGTCGATCCCGAGCAGCCCGCTGTCCTCATCGAATACGGGCAGCGTCGCGACGTCGTAGTCGTCACGGATCAGCCGCAGCGTCCAGAGTCCGGTCGAGCGGGAAAGGAACTGAGTGGCGCCAATGTGATCGAGGACGGTCTGCTCGAAGTTGTCCAACTCGTCTGCCACGCGAAACTTGAGGCACAGGCCAAAGCCCTCGGCGAACAACGTATCTGCGGCCTTCCGATACGACGCCTGGTCCAGCAGGCCGCGATCCTTGCCACGGCCCCAGTCGCGGTTTGTCTGGCACTCGAACAAGATGTGAGCGGGGTTCATCGCCTTCACCTGGTCGCCGGCCAGGCTGATCACTGCTTTCTCGGGATACCAGGTTCCACCGTCCCATCCGTTGAGTGCTCGTCGCCACCGGCTCATCCAGGCTTTCGGGTACTTGTTCATCGCGCAGAGCTGACCGTCGAAGAAAGCAGTGGTGACCCCGCGGAACGCAGGTACCAGGCCGCCCACCATCGCCGCCAGTCGAGGATTCACCGGTTGGTCCGGGGCGCCGAACATGACGTCCAGCGGCCCGACGATGCCACCCTCGGCCTTGTCTCCACCGAACAATTCGCCGGCATTGATCTGGATGGTCTGGTTGCTCTTGACCGATCCTTTCCATGCAGTGCGATCACCTGCCTTGATCTCGACCAGCTCATCCAGCGGCCCCCTGGCAAAACCCATGAGAATGCCCATGAGGTAGCGAAAGCCGACAGTTTGCGCTTTGCTACGGCCGCCCATTGCTCGCCTCCGCACGTGCGTGGTTGACCAGGCGCAGGGCCAGTTCGTCACCGGTAGCCTCAAGCACCGATGCCGGCACTCCCTCGGCAACGAACCGGTGCCAGTCCAAGCCATGGGCATTGAACCAGGCGCGCGCACCGGATACGCAGTAACCCGGCCGGCAAGTCAGCCCCGGTACACTGCGCAGATGCGCTGTTGTGATGATCAGATCCGTCACTTCTTCGACCCCTTCGATTTGACTGCCTGCATCCGCTCGTGACCGGTCCCGAGGACGATCCAGTCCTCGATCCACACATCGCCGAAGATCACGTAGTGGCCGGTGCCGTCCTCGGTCTGCGGAAGATCTTCGGAAGTCAGCGCCTCCGGTTTCGGCTTCGGCGCTTTCGCAGAAGTAGCGCTGCTGATCAGATACGATGCGACCAGAATCGCGATTTGCACCCACATGGATGACTCCTACCACCAGGGATCGCCGTCGAACGGCGACTTGCCCGGAAGAAACGGCACTGCACCGCAGTTGGGCGTGTTGTCGAACTTGTCGTTGCAGGTCTGAATGAGCTGGTCACAGCCAGGGAACGCGACAGCCCGAGTACCAGGAGCCAACAGCGAGGTGCCACCCACCAGGACCAGGCGGTTGCCGGTGTGCAGCTGGATACCACGCTGCTCGATCACTCCCTGGCCGCTGTCCCACTCGACGTAGCCTCCGCGGAACCAAGCATCGGGGTAGCCGCCGATCGCGTTGCCGGCCCCCGTCACGCTGTTGCCATCACGCAACTCGACCGTGAACGGCACGCGGTATTGCTCGCGGTCTGCCCGGCAGTTGTGATCGAACACCGTGTAAGGGCACTCACGTCCCCATGCGAGGCTGATCGATGTACGCGGTTCGGTGCCGAGCAGCCGGCACTTGATCTGCACCCGGCTGTCGGCCGGCCAGTTCACCTCGTCGATCCTGCCCATCCACACCACAAGCCCCTGCGGCTCGTTCCAGTGGATGTCCCAGACGGTCAGTGTTGGAGCCTTCGATGGCCGAGCGCCCCGGTACAGCTGCGCGACTTCCAAGTCGCTCGGGCCAGTAACCGTCATGATGTCGGCGCTGACCTGGCCGGTCATGCGCCGTCCATCGTCGCTCACCGGCCGCGCCCGGAACGTCATGTTGTTGAACTCGATGTCTCGATTCGCTGTTGTGTAGGTCCAACGGATCGGGCCGAGGCGGAAGTCGTACAAGCTGATCGCCTGGCCATCGGCGAGCGACCGCTCGCGATCACTGAAGCTCATCGCGTACTCCTCGGAACACCGTGCTGGCTGTGCTGATGCCGTCGGTGTCGGTTTCGTGGGTGATCTGCACGCTGTCGCTGTCTTGCCGGCAGAGGGTCATGAACGAGATGCGCGCAACGTCGCTCGGCCGGACAACTGTGCCGAGCGCGCTGTCGATCGCCATGCGCTCGACGTCGACGTTCAGCTCGCTGACGTCGAGGATGCGCCGATGGAAGACCTGCCCGCCGTACAGCTCGATGCGGATATCACGCCGGCCGGGCGCATCAGCCCTGAAGAACCTCGCCAGGCCAACCAGCTCGACATCGAGGACGGAACTGGTCGCAGCCACCGTGTCGACCAGCACCAGGTCGGCGGCATGGGTCGGAATCCAGATCGCTTTCTGCCTACCGCGCAGGGCATACAGCAGGCTGCGCAGCGCCGCGTGCTCCTCGCGGCCCTCGGTCTGCCAGCGGAAGCCATGCACCGGGAACCCTATTCCAGCCTGGTCACTGAACTGCGGCAGCCCTGTCTCGTTGTCCAGGACATCAATCAGGCGCTGGTACGACACGGACAAGTCTTCGGACTCCTCGGGCCGCTGCTCGAGCACAGGCCAGCCCCGGTACGTTGTCGAGGGCATGACCTCCGGCCAATCGCTGCTGTCCATCACCAGGAACCGCGCTTGTGCGCTGTAGAGGGTGTCGGTCAGCCGGGTCAGCGCCGGTTGCTCCGTCAGCTGTGCGGTGCGAATGGGGTACAAGCGGGAGCCGGCCGGCCAGCGCCGCTGAACCGGGCGCGCAAGCTGAATGGCCGACGCCGCCAGAGCCTGGATCTCCACGACCTCGTACTCGAATGCTGACTCACCGCGCAGCAGCGCAAGGCCGCCGGCACGGAAGTCCCGCCAGCGCGTATCGCACTCGACCGTCAGCGCGCCGGCAGCGGTGACGCTTGCCAGCAACTGGATGTCCGGCCACACCGGCAGCGCCCAGATTCGCCCACCCCAGCCTGCAAGGCTGAGGTCGAGGAGCACTCGCTCGCGCCCCTCCGCGTAGAACTCGGCTTCGAATGAACGCCGGGGTGACAGGCGCAGCGATCGCCGTTGCTCGACTCCCGACGTGCTTGTCAGCAGCTCGGTCAACCACTCCAGCGACTCTTGGACACCGTCAGCCCAGTCCGGCGCGAAGGGCCAAGCGGTGATTCGGTTTCCGGTAATGACCAGGATCAACGGCTGCTCGTCCTGCAGTTGCCAGACGATGCGAGCGTCCACTACCGGCGGTCCATCCGTCGATACCGCAACAGTCCAGATGCGCTCCTGCAGCGCCGCGAACGGCAACGGCGGCGACGGCTGGCCGGCCAGGCTGATGCCATCGGCGTCCTCGCGATCGATCTGCGACAGGGTGCGGGGCGTGAAGTGGGCGTTCCAAACTGAGACGGGACGTTCCTGGACGCTCACGACGTTCCCCAGATCCAATCGGCCAGGGATCAGCCAGATGCGGTTGTAGAAGTTCTCGGCCAGGTCGGACTGGTGAACTGCCGAGTACGCTGAGTGAATGACGTCAACCGGCTGGTGTGCCGCATAGCTGCCAGCCCAGATCGAGGCGCTGGCCGAGCCGAGGGTGATGTCCTGGTTCAGGAACAGAGCGGAGATGTTCGGGGTGATGCCGGCAACGACCGCTTCGACCGGCCGAGGTACCTGAAATCCGGGGAAGGTCGCCATTTCTACTCGACCACCCGGAATGCATAGCCGACCAGCGCGCTGGTGTTGCCGAAATCGCTGGCTGTTCCGCGCTGCAGCAAAGGGAAGACGCGCCATGTGTCGGTTCCGATGGTGATCGAGTCCCCAGGCGCGAGGAAGTCCATCCGGCACAGACCGAAATCGGGCGCTTCGCCAATGTACCTCGAACGCTGCTGAGCGCCGAACGCATAGATGGCGCACGGCACCACGTTGGTCGAGCTGTTCAGCTCGTTGGCGCTCGCGTCGATCAGCCCCACGTCGGGATGGTACTGACTGCTGTAGTTTCCGCGACCGGGGCCGACGACGCGCCGGGAGACGTTCGTTGTGTAGTCGAACGGCAACCAGTCCGGCGATGGGCTACCGTCGAGGCTGTCCAGCCGCAGCACGCTGGCGCCGCCACTGTACCGAATGTGATAGCCATCGAAGGGGTGCGACGACCAATTGTTTGTCAGCGCTTGGCCAGGGCTGTAGATGAACGAGCCGCAAACATACTGACCGCCTGTATAGGCGACGCCACGCTTGTTCAGGGAGCCGATCATCACTGGACGGAACTGACCGGCAGCGATTTCGACGTGAAGGTGCAGATAGGCAGCGGTGGCGAACAGGTGATAGCGCGTGAATGGCCCGGCGCTGAGCTGCGCTATGGTTGCTTCTTTCGACGAATACGGGTTGTTCTGCACCGAGCTGCCCGGCTGCGCGTTCCACGCCAGGCCGTTATCGAACCCCGTATTGCCGGCGAGCTGCCATTGATTGGAACCGGCGTTGAATGACCAGTAGCCGTCGGCGTTGTGACAAAGCCATTCCGATGCCGAGGCGCGGTCGGTGACCCAGCCGAGGGTTTCAGCGTGGGTGCGGAGCTTGCCCAGCAGATCCGACGGGTTGTTCGCTGTTCCGGTGAAGTAGGCCATGTTCAGTCCGCCCTAATTGCAAAGAGCCAGGGATTGCCAGACCGCCACGCCGTCTGGAAAACAACGTGATCGACTCCGTTCTCGGTGATGACGTCTTCGGCGCCGGAGTTGAGCGTCGGGACGTACCAGGCGCCGTCGAAGTCGCCCAAGTACCTCCTGCCTTCAGTTTCGCGGGTCACGAGGCTCAACGCCTTGAGGGGGAACTTCCCGAACGAATCCCGCAGTTGATTGACAACGGCTTCACTGCTGCCCGCATAACGGCCGCAGCCCAGCGGGAGGAGCGTCCGATTGCTGTAGTCAGATTCGTTGGCTGACCCACCTGCGACAGTGAAACCGAGCCAGCGCCCGGCGGGATCGCGGAGATAGCAGCTGCGCTCGTAGGGGCTGCTGATGCCCCGGTGCCGGTCGCTAACGTCGGACCATCGGGTTGCAACGTCGCCACGGTAGGAGCCCACGACAGCCAGTGGATACGGGAACTGCGACGGCGGACAGGGTGGCAGGATGAAGCCCGCGCCGGCCGACTCGTAAATCGTGCTGACCTTGACGACCAGCCAGAACCTGCGGCCGTTGGCGAAGAACCAGTAGGGCATCGGCTGGTTCCAGGCAAGCAGCTGTACTCGCGGGCTGTAGTTGACGAACGCCGTCCAGAAGTCACCACCCGGCGGCAGCGCGCCAGGATTGAACGCGGTACCGCCCATCAGCCGGACGTTGTAGTAGTCGAGCGCGGTGTCGCCGTAGGACTGGACGCCCATGAAGATGCTGTCGTCGCCGCCGAGGCCAGGAGCACGCAGTGTCACTTGGCGAATCGCGATCGCCGTCCCGGATGCGGGAATGGTGTTGTCGAACGTTTTCTCGTAGGCCTGGCCGGCCGCGACGAGCGTCGGGTTGGCGGTGAGGAACTGGACGAGTCGTTCGACCAGGTCGGCGTGGTTCGCGGCTGTGCCGAATTCGGTGGCCATCAGTTGATTCCCAGTAGTTGACGGAATTTCTGCGGGTCGCGGCTGATGTGCAGAACCATTGCCTCGTCGCCGTAACGACCTGCCATCACATCACCGATGCGGCTGGGGTCGTCGACCAGGTAGAAGTTCTGGTTGTTCTTCAGCGTCGCGCTGAGATTCTTTGCGGGCTCCTGCAGGCGCGAAGCAGCCAAGCCCGGAGCGGGCATGGCCGGAGCAGGAGTCCCCATCAGGCCGCCCGTAGCGTGGCGGACCGGGTTCGCCCAGGCGCTCAGGGCAGCCATGCCATACCGGTTGAACTGCTCCAGAAACGCGAGTGCGCCGGGCTGCCTCACCACGGCGGCACGGGTCATGAACTCGTCGTTGGAGGCCAGGATCGGGATGCTGTCGCTGGTGCCTGTTCCTGGCCCCTTGATGTGCCCACCGGAGGCGAAACCGAACATGCTTGTGATCGAGGACCACCACCCGCTACCACCGGCAGCCGCACCGGCCGCACCGGCCGCACCGGCACCACTGGCAGCGACACCTGCCCCCTTTACCCCATTCGCCAGCGCAAGACTCCCGGCGGCACTCTGTAGAGCAGCTGCGCCAGTAACCAGCGTTCCTCCGGCCGCAGCCAGAGCCCCCGCAGCCGATGTCACGGCCGCGGCTCCCGTTACCATGCTGGTGTCTTGCTCACCTTGGCCGAACAGACTCATGAGCCCTGCTGTAGCCTTCTGGGCCAGCTGCTGCGCGGCAACGTCGGCCAGCGATCGGCTAACCGCCTGCAGGAACGAAACCGCGGCCTCCTGCAGCGACAGGGTGCCATCGGCGAGACCGCGCAGCGCATCCTGCATGCCGTTCTCGATACCGGATCGCAGAGCCAAAGTGAGCTGGTCGGCGGCCACGCGGGTGTTTTCGAGCTGCTGGCGGAGATCCTTCACGCGCTCGATCGCTGCCGGATCGCCAGTTGCCTTGGCCAGCTCTTCCATGCGAGGCACAAGTTGCTCTACCTCGTCGGCGGTGGACCGATGCAGGTCTAGCAGTTGCTGCCGCGCGGCCGGTTCGCTGACGAGACCGGCCTGCTGGGCGGCCTGAATACTCGACTCCTGCCGAGACTGCTCGCCGAAGATCCGGTCGACCTGGTCCTGGAGCTGCTGCAGCTCAGCCTTGGCCTTCTCGATTCCCATCAGCTTGCTGACCAGGCCGGCGCCTTCGGTGTCACCCGTGGCGAGCAGACGCTTCTGCAGGTCGCCGTACTTCTTCTCGATCTCGGCGCCGGCCGCTTCGACGGTTTGGCCGGTGGCCCGAAGGTAGTCCAGGTTGAGTTGCTTCAGGGTTGTGGCGTCTTTCTTTGCCTGTTCGTCGGCCTTCTTCTGCTTTTCTGCCGCATCCAGGGTCGCCCAGGCGGCGCGAGCGCGGGCTTCCAGGGCTCCTGTCAGATTGCGTTGGTCAAGCTCGTACTCACGCAACGCAGCCCGGCCCTTGCCGTAGGTCGCCGCTTCCTTCTCCAACTGCTTGACCCAGTCTTCGTTCTGTTTGGCCAGGCGCGCAGCGGCCTTGTCTTCGCCGCCTGATGGCGTGAAGGGTGTCTTGGTGGTGGGGCCTGTACCGGTGACCGTAGTCGCGGGTAGCGCCGCGACCTGGCCGGCACCGTTCAGCACCGCGTCACGCTGGTCCTGCCATTGCTGGATCTGCGCTTGTGCCTTGCTGAGTGCTTCTTCGTATCGCTGGATGCGCTTCTGGTCGTTCTTCTCGTAGGCATCGTCAAGCGCGGACTGAACCCTTGCCATGTACTCGGTTTCACGAGCGATGGCATCGTCCAAGCGGGGTACGTCATCAGCGGCGGGACCGTTCACGCGCGCCGCAATCTCCTCCGCGACGAACTTGGTGACGTTGACGACGCCCGCAGCCCCCTTGGCCGCATAACCGATGGCAGTACCCAGGCCCTTGATCAGGAGATTCAGGCCCTCCACCACCGCCGGATCTTTCAGCACATCACGCAGATCTCGCACGGCCTGAGTGAAGGTGTCGATGAACCCCGACTCGCCAGCCTGGATCTTCAGGTCAGTGAATGCGTTCTCCAAACGGTTGAGTTCGGCCTGCAAGCCGGTGGCCGCTTTCTGTGAGGCTGGCCCATAAGCCTCCTGCAGGGCAGCGCCGAACCGCGGCAGAAACTCGGCCGCCGGGATCATGCCCTTTTCCAGCCACTCGCTGAGCTGCTTGGTGTTGGTGTCCAGAGCCTTGGCGGCAAGCGAGAACGCGCCGGGAACGCGCTGGCCGAGTTGCAGAACTAGCTCCTGGGTCTGGACCTTGCCCTTGCTGACCATCTGCTCCAGGGCGAGCAGGATGCCGTTGGTTTCCTGGCGGGTGAGGTGCAGCGCAGTGGTGGCCGAGGCGACGCCTTCGAAGATCGTGCGCAGGGAACCGCCTAGCTCTGGGGTTTCTTTCGCGGCCGCCACCAGGCGGGAATAGGCCTGGCTGGTGTTGAGCAGCTCCAAGCCGAGGCGTTCGGAAACCTCGCGGACGTACTCCAACTCCTGCCTCGCCTTCGCCGCCGACCCCGTAGCTGCCTCCATGGTGTACAACGCCTGCTGCCACTGCAGGTTGGTGTTGACGACTTCCTTGGAGAAGGACGCTACGCCGTACCCAGCTACGCCTGCCACCAACAGGCCCTGCACTCGACGGATAGCCGCTCCCATGCTGTTGAGAGCCACGGTAGAGGTCCTGGCATCGTTGCCAATGCCATTGAGGACATCACGCCGCGCTCGGATTCTGTCCAAGGCGCTTGCGTACGCCGTAGCCTCAATACGACCAGCACGAAAGTGCTCGGTGAGCTGTCGTTCCTGGTCCGCCAATTGAGCGAGGGAGCGGTAAGTTGGATCAATAGCCCCGAGAAGCTTGCGGGCTGCCGCTTCCTGCCGAGAGGTCTCAGCAGCAGCGGCGGCTGCAGCTTCCGCCGCGCGCTTTTCCGCAGCGACCTGCTGGACACGGGCGCGCTCGGCGTTGTGGAAGGTGTTCATGGCGTTGGACTGCGCCTGAGCGCTATCCCTCCAAGCGGTGTTTCCTGCCTGGACAGCGGTATTCAGTCGCTGGGTGCTATCTGCCGCCTCATCTTGCGCAGACTTTTGCTGCAGCGATGCCGCGACCATTGCCTTGATTCGAGCAGCTTGTTGCTCTGCGGATTCGCCGACTTGGGTGATCTGACGGGATGCGTCGCCTGCGCGTTTACCTGTGGAGTCCAGGGATTGGCCAAGCCTGTCGACGGAGGCCTGGGCCTGATCGACGGCCCCGGTGGCCCCGACCTTCTGCAGATCCTTGCTGGCCTCGGACGCTTTGTCACTCACGCCATCCAGTGAGTGGCCGAGCTTGTCGATGGGCGCCTGGGCCTGATCAACGCCCCCGGTAGTCCCGACCTTCTGTAGGCCCTTGCCGGCCTCGGACGCCTTAGCACTCACACCATCCAGCGAGTGGCCGAGCTTGTCGATGGCCCCTTGGGCCTGGTCGACGGCGCCGGTAGCACCGACTTTCTGCAGGCCCGTGCCGGCCTCGGACGCCTTGCTACCGACATCCCTGATCGCGGCCGCCAAAGCTTCGACGGCAGCCTGGCCGTCTTTCATGTCGGCACGCAGCCGAAGGGCGATTTCGAGATCTCGATTTGCCATTTGCGAATCACATTCGGAGGAAGTACCCGAATGGTCGCGCGCGCAAGCAGTGAGGTCTTTTGGAAGACGCTAAAAAGCGGCCCGGAGGCCGCTTTCTATTTTAGAAGCTTCTGCAGGTGACGTTCAGCGTCCTGACCGCCCGCAAAAGCGAAGTTG